TGCATTCGTAAATCCACCTGTTGCAAGTCCTGCATTTTGCGTTCCGGTACTGGCCAGACATGATCTTCCTGTTATTAAAGCACCTCCTGCAGACCATATTGTTCCATTATACTCTTCAGTGCATGATAAATTGCTGCCCGCGCCAAAACCTCCTATTGCAAGTCCTGCGTTTTGTGTACCTGCGCCTGCTAAAGTAGCTCTTGCTGTTATTAAAACTCCACCTGCTGACCAAGCACCAATTAATAGTGTACCTCCTTTATAGGTAATCATCGGTACATTGTTTTCTCTATCATACCACAAACACATTCCTGTATCAACTAAGTTAGGTCGTTCTGAATATTCTGCTGTAATATATGATGAGTCTAAACTACGGTCAACAATTTCGGTTGGTGCGTTGTATTCTTCTGTGCAAGTTCTAGTAACACCACCTGCTGTACCTCCTGCTGCAAGACCTGCATTTTGTGTACCTGCTCCTGTAAATGGACCATAACGTGCAGTTGCTAATGCACCACCCGTTGACCAAGATGTACCATTGTATTCTTCTGTGCAAGACATACTCACACCCGTATACCCCCCAAAAACAAGTCCTTCATTTTGTGTTCCTGCTCCTACTAGGTAATGCCTTGCAGTTATCAAAGCACCTCCTGATGACCAAGATGTACCATTGTATTCTTCTGTACAAGATAAAGTAACATTGTAAGTACCTCCCATAGCAAGTCCTGCATTTTGTGTTCCCGCACCTGCTAATAGTTGTCTTGCGTTTATCATTACACCACCTACTGACCAAGATGTGCCATTGTATTCTTCTGTGCATAATGAAGGAGCAGGAGCTCCTCCCATAGTAAGACCTGCATTTTGCGTACCTGCTCCTGCACAAAAATATTTTACTGTTATAACTGCGCCACCTGATGACCAACTTGTGCCATTATATTCTTCAGTACATGATACTGCTACAGTTGTAAAACCACCTGCTGCAAGACCTTCGTTTTGTGTTCCTGCGCCTGCCAAAGCATATCTTGCTGTTATCATTGCACCCCCTACTGACCAACTTGTACCATTGTATTCTTCAGTACAAGTTAATAGATTAGTCCCACCAAAAGCAAGTCCTGCATTTTGTGTTCCTGCTCCTGATGAATAACCTCTTGCTGTTATCAATGCACCCCCTGCTGACCAAGCACCTACTAATGATGTGTTAATACAGTAAGAAACCATTGGCATCTTATTTGTTGTGTCAAACCATAAACACATTTGATCTGCATTTATGGGAGAAGGCCTTGATTCGGAAGAGACTGTGCTTGCTCCTGCACCTTGCAAACCTTGTGGGCCTGCTGCACCTTGCAAACCTTGTGGGCCTGCTGCACCTTGCAAGCCTTGCGGGCCTTGTATGCCTTGCAGTCCTTGCGGGCCTTGAGACCCAATAATTCCACTTGTCCCACTAGAACCATTTGTTCCACTTACACCTTGTGGTCCTTGTGGTCCTTGCGGACCAGCTATTCCACTTGTCCCACTAGAACCACTTGTCCCACTAGAACCACTTGTCCCACTAGAACCACTTGTTCCACTAGAACCACTTGTCCCACTAGAACCACTTGTCCCATTAGAACCACTTGTCCCACTAGAACCACTTGTCCCACTAGAACCACTTGTTCCACTAGAACCACTTGTCCCACTAGAACCACTTGTCCCATTAGAACCACTTGTCCCACTAGAACCTTGTATGCCTTGTGGTCCAATAAGTCCTTGTATACCTTGCGGCCCAGTGCTGCCTTGTGGTCCAGTGTTGCCTTGTAGGCCTTGTGGACCTGCTATTCCACTTGTACCTGTTGTTCCACTAGAACCGCTTGTCCCACTAGAACCATTTGTCCCACTAGAACCACTTGTCCCATGTATGCCTTGTACGCCTTGCGGCCCAATAGAGCCTTGTATTCCTTGTGGGCCGATTGCACCTTGTGGACCAATATATCCTTGTTCTCCTTGAAGGCCTTGAATTCCACTTGTTCCAGAAGAACCACTAGTTCTAGAAGAACCGCCTGTTCCATTAGAACCACTAGTTCCAGAAGAACCCGTTGTCCCACTAGAACCACTTGTTCCACTAGTATCTGATTTAATCCAACTAGTTCCATTAAATCCATATAGTTGAGAATCCGCTGTATTAAAAACAATAGAACCGGTAGGTATATCACTAGTACTCAGCAAATTAATATTGGTTGTAATAGGGATAGAGAGTCCTTCATTATCGGTTTGAAGACCTATACCACTCGTATTAATAATTTTATATCCAGCCAAAATTTATAATTTATTTTCTTTATGGATGTATTGTTTGAGAAAATGATATTGATCCACTACTTGTTGTTTTTAAATTTTATCCTAAACATTTTCCTATGATTGATTTGTTGTATTCTTCTGTACACGAGACAGAAGTATTTCTATAACCTCCTGCTGCAAGTCCTGCGCCCTGTGACCCTGCTCCTGTTGACGCCCATCTTGCTGTTATCAAAGCACCCCCTGCTGACCAAGATGTACCATTGTATTCTTCTGTACAAGAAACATATACAGGAGTTCCATAACCTCCTATAGCAAGTCCTTCATTCTGTGTTCCTGCACCTGCTGAATATGCTCTTGCTATTATCAATGTGCCGCCTTCTGACCATGATGCACCATTGTATTCTTCTGTGCATGATAGATTTCCACCAGCATACCCTCCTGTTGCTAGTCCTGCATTTTGTGTGCCCATTCCTACTAACCCATATCTTGCAGTTATCAATATACCTCCTGTTGACCAAGATGTACCATTGTATTCTTCTGTACCTGATACTGTAGGTGGTGTAATACCTCCTGCTGTAAGTCCTGCATTCTGTGTACCTGTACCTGCTAAATATCCTCTTGCTGTTATCAATGAACTTTCTGTTGACCAAGATGTGCCATTATATTCTTCTGTGTTAGAGTAACCTGGATAACCTCCTGCTACAAGTCCTGCATTTTGTGTTCCAATTCCTGATAACGCATGTCTTGCTGTAGACAATGCACCACCTTCTGACCAAGATGTGCCATTATATTCTTCTGTGCAAGAAAGATTAGCTCCATTATAACCTCCTGCTATAAATACTTCATTTTGTGTTCCTCCTCCTCCTGATGAACGTCTTGCAGTTATCATTGCACCCCCTACTGACCAGACACCTGCTCCACCATATATAGGTATACAAGATTTCCCATACAACTCAATAATGCTATCAGGAGATGTTAAATTGGCACAAGCGGAATAACTTCTAAGACTTACATTTAAACATGCGTTACCTAATTCAGCTGCTAATTGTGAAAATGATATTTGTCCGCTACTTGGTAAAGGCATTTTATTTTTCTTTTAGTATTTTTATTTCACTATTTAAATCCTTAATGCATTCAATAAGTAATGGTATAATTTTTTCATATCTAACTGCATAATATCCACTATCATTTATTCTTAATGCTTGTGGTAATACATCTTTTAAATCTTGAGCAATCACACCAATGTCATTTCCCTCATAACCATGAATTTTATAATAATCTTCATTCCAATCAAATTCAACACCATTTAGTTTTAATATTTTTTGAATTGGGTTTTCAATATTTTTTATGTTATCTTTTAATCTTCTATCTGATGTTGAGAATGCTACAATATCATTACTTGCATCAATTCTACCATCGGTTGCACTATTTGCTATATTACCTCCTACTGAAATTGAACCTGCTGTTATTTTTAAATCACCTGCAACAACCGTTAAAGTGGTTCCATCAAAAGTTAAATTAGTTTCAGAATTTATTGCTGTAGATGATACCGATGTTAATACTCTATTGTCGGCTGGGTTTGTATATGATGTTATTCCTGCACTTGGACCTTGTGCTCCTTGTGGACCTGTTGTTCCATTAGATCCAGCAGATCCTTGTGGACCTGTTGATCCGGTTGGACCTTGTGCTCCTTGTGGACCTGTTGATCCGGTTGGACCTTGTGTTCCTTGTGGACCTGTTGATCCGGTTGGACCTTGTGCTCCTTGTGGACCTGTTGTTCCGGTTGGACCTGTTGATCCGGTTGGACCTTGTGCTCCTTGCGGGCCTGTTGCGCCAGATGTGCCTGCTGTTCCACTAGAACCACTTGTTCCACTAGAACCACGAGTACCACTAGAACCACTCGTGCCGGCTATGCCTTGCGCTCCTTGTGGACCTTGTGGACCTGTTGTTCCTGTTGGGCCTTGTGCTCCTTGTGGACCTGTTGCACCAGATGTTCCACTTGTTCCTGTTGCACCAGATGTTCCACTTGTTCCTGAAGAACCAGATGTTCCACTTGTCCCTGAAGAGCCAGATGTTCCTGCTGAACCAATAGGTCCCTGTAAACCTTGCGGTCCAGATATCCCTTGAGGTCCTATTGCTCCTTGTGGTCCTGTTGCTCCTTGAGGACCAATTGGTCCCTGTAACCCTTGAGGGCCAGATATTCCACTCGTACCACTAGATCCAGCAGTACCACTAGATCCACTCGTACCACTAGATCCAGCAGTACCATTTGATCCAGCAGATCCACTCGTGCCGCTAGATCCACTGGTATTTGTTTTTAACCATGAAGTTCCATTAAATGAATATAATTGATTATCTTCTAAATTAAAAATAATAGATCCTGTAGGAGTTCCTATAGTTCTTAAACCGCTTGTGCCATTTGCAGTAGGAATACTAACTCCTTCATTATCCGTCTGAAGACCTATACCACCTGTATTGATAATTTTATAACCGGCCACTGTTTTATTTTATTTATTACTTTTTAAATAAAAAAAGATATTGCAGATTGAATAAAATAGATAATTGCATAAGATATTAATAATAAAAATATTATAAATATTAATATTAATAATATGCTAATTTTTAATACAATTAATAAAAATTTATTAAAATTGAATTTATCTTTTTTATATGTCATTATATTATATAATTTAAGGCTTATTAGTCCAACTAGAAACTAATAAGCCTTTTATATTTCCTGATAGATTAATTCTATCTATGTTTACTATTTTTTCATAACATATTAATAATTTTTTCCAGATCAAACATTTCTTCCAAACTATTATATGGACACTCGTGTACATTATAGTCAAACTGAAAATCAAACAGATAAGAACCAATTAAATGATTCTTATTATTAATCTTATTTGCCACGATATTTGTATGAATACCATAACCAAAAACTTGAGGAGATGTTCCAATCCAAAATACAGTAGATGGTAAATTAATAGCAACTGCTGCATGTTGTAAAGATGAATCAATTAAAAATCTCTTAGATGATACAGTCAACATGCTAAATAATTCCATATTAGATAATTTCATATCAACTCTTTCTACTCCATTTAAAATATAACCTCCTCTTCGTGATATATGAAATATATGATGAGAATCTTTATATTTGTCCACAACTAATTGCGCAATATCTTGTGGCATGTCCCTACACCATGAATAAGTAGTCTTTGATTCTAATTCACCACCAGATGTTTGTAATACGATGACAGGCTTATCCCTAAACCATTTTTTAGCATTTACTTTTTCTGCATAGTTAGGATAAAGCTGAGGAGTCTGGTTCTCATAAGGAATACTTAATAGGTCGCACCAGTTGCTTACCAAATGCTTATTCTTATGTATATGACCTGTTTGATGATATGGCTCATGTCTAAAAACGAGAGCGTCTTTATTCTCTATAAAATCCTCGTAAAAGTAGGGGCAATTACCTAACGGATACACTCTATCAACATAGGGATTGTTTAGGAAAACTTCGGGATAGGATACAACCATTATAAGTTGTCTGTCACTATACACTTCTTTTATTGTTTTTGGTAATCCTGTTGCTGCAACATTCTTTCCTAATCCACCTTGGATGTGCCAAACAATGTATTTATTCATATTAAAACTATTTTTTGTTATACGTAAATTATAAGATACAATCTACTATTGTGTATGATGATTTTAGGTATTCTTCTGTACAAGCAAGACCAGGATTTCCATTAGTATATCCACCTACAACAAGTCCAGCACCTCGTGACCCTGCACCTGATAAATATCCTCTTGCAGTTATCATTGCTCCACCTGATGACCACGATGTTCCATTATACTCTTCTGTGCATGATGATACAGATACAGTTGTAACGCCTCCTGCTACAAATGCTTCATTTTGTGTACCTGCTCCTGATACTACATATCTGCTATTTATTAATGCACCTCCTGCTGACCAAGATGTACCATTATATTCTTCCGTGCATGATAAAGGGCCAGCACCTCCTGCTACAAGTCCTGCATTTTGTGTACCTGCTCCTGCTAAAGCATGTCTTGCCGTTGCTAACGCACCCCCTGTTGACCATGATGTGCCATTGTATTCTTCTGTACAAGCTAAGCTTACATTTGTAAAACCTCCTGCTACAAGTCCTTCATTTTGTGTACCTGCCCCAGGAAGGTATAATCTTGCATTTATAAGTGCACCCCCTACAGCCCATGATGTTCCATTATATTCTTCTGTACAACTAACTCCAACAACTGTATTTTGATACCCACCTGCGGCTAATGCCTCATTTTGTGTCCCCATAACACCAATACCATATCTTGCCGTTATCAATGCACCCCCTGCTGACCAAGTACCTGCTCCACTCCTACTACAATAAGATGCCATTGGTTTTAGGTTAGTTGTATCAAACCATAAACAAACAGTATTTACACATATCGTTGCAGGTCTATTTGCAACACCTACTATTTCACTACTCTGTAATTTAGCCATGTTATTTTATTATATATTCAAATATCTATAAATTGATTTATGATAAAATACGATCTATTATTGCTAACGCTTTAGTGTATTCTTCAGTGCAGGAAACTGAAGCACTTACACACCCACCAAATGCTAATCCTAATCCTTGTGTACCTGTACCACCTATTAATCTTCTTGCTGTTATTAATGTATTAGCAGTTGACCATGATGTCCCATTGTATTCTTCAGTAATAGCCGAATTAAAATTTGAACTATTTTTGCCTCCAAATACTAACCCAGAATTTTGCGATCCTGCACCTCCTAATTGACTTCTTACTGTTATCATATTACCACCAGCTGACCAAGAGGTGCCATTATATTCTTCTGTACATGCGCAGGCCCCAGCAGAATTGTATCCACCTGCTGCAAGTCCTACATTCTGCGTTCCAACACCTCTTAAATAAGCTCTTGCTGTTATCATTGTACATCCTGTTGACCATGATGTCCCATCGTATTCTTCTGTACAAGTATTAGTATTACTAATAAAGTCTACAGATCCTGCAGCTGCAAGAGCTTCATTTTGTGTTCCTGCTCCTGCTGAATATCCTTTTCTAATTATTACATTACCACCAGTTGCCCAAGTAGTACCATCATATTCTTCAGTAGCATTAGTATTACCACCACTAATTAAAAGTCCTGCATTCTGTGTTCCTGCTCCTGCCGCACTTACTCTTGTTGTTATCATATTACCACCAGCTGACCAAGAGGTGCCATTATATTCTTCTGTATTAAGATTAATATTAGAACCCATAGCAAGACCTTCATTCTGAGTTCCTGCGCCTGCTAATCCTATATTTACTGAAATCATTGCACTTCCTGTTGACCAAACTCCTGCTCCGTCATACCCACAATAGGAAATAACCGTTTTTAAATTAGTTGTATCAAACCAAATGCACATCGTATTTGAACATATTGTTGCTGGTCTATTTGCAACTCCAACAACTTCACTACTCTGTAATTTTGCCATGTTTTATATTCTATTTAATACAGTCTATTATTGCTAATGGTTTAGTGTATTCTTCGGTACAAGATAAATTTGCAACATTATAACCTCCTGCTACAAGTCCTGCGGCCTGTGACCCTGCTCCTGCTAATTGGTATCTTCCAACTGATAATGCACCCCCTGCTGCCCAAGATGTGCCATTATATTCTTCTGTACAAGTTACAATTACATCTGTATAACCTCCTGCAACAAAGGCTTCATTTTGCGTTCCTGCTCCTGCTAAAGTATATCTTGCTGTTATCATTGCACCCCCTGCTGCCCAAGATGTGCCATTATATTCTTCTGTGCATGATACTTGTACATTTGTTAAACCTCCCATTACAAGTCCTACGTTCTGTGTACCTGCTCCTGCTAAATTTCTTCTTGTAGTTATTAGTCCACCTCCTGCTGACCATGATGTTCCATTATATTCTTCAGTGCAAGATAAATTTACACTTGTAAAACCTCCTGCTACAAATGCCTCATTCTGAGTTCCTGCTCCTTCTAATAATCTTCTTGCTGTTATCATTGCACCCCCTGCTGCCCAAGATGTGCCATTATATTCTTCTGTGCACGAACAAACTCCACCGCTACCCCCTCCTGCTACAAGTCCTTCATTCTGTGAACCCGCTCCTGCTAATTGATATCTTCCTGTTGCTAATGCCCCTCCTGCTGACCATGATGTACCATTGTATTCTTCTGTACATGATACAGCTGTATTTACTAATGCACCTCCTGCAACAAGTCCTTCATTTTGTGTACCTACCCCTGCTAAAGCATACATTGCGGTTATCATTGCACCCCCTGCTGACCAAGTGCCTGCTCCACCATACCCACAATACGAAAAAACCATTTTAGTATTAGTTGTATCAAACCACATACAAACACTATTTGAACATATTGTTGCTGGCCTATTTGCAACTCCTACTATTTCTGTACTTTGTAATTTAGCCATAAGTTATATTTTTAATTAAATACTAATATCTACATTAGCTAATTTAATGTATTCTTCAGTGCATGTTACAGTTGTATTTGAAAACCCACCAGCTACAAGACTAGAAAACTGTGATCCTGAGCCTGCTAATCCCATTCGTGCAGTTATTAATGATCCACCTTCTGACCATGATGTACCATTATACTCTTCAGTACATGATAATGATGTATTTAAACGACCTCCTGTAGCAAGACCTAAGTTTTGTGTGCCTGCTCCAGCTAACGAATACCTTGCAGTGCCTAATGCATTACTGGCTGACCAGCTTGTACCATTATATTCTTCAGTGCACGCTAGACTACTTGCAACAAAGCCGCCCATCACAAGACCTACATTCTGAGTTCCAGCTCCAGCTAACCAAGCCCTTGCAGTACCTAATGCATTACTGGCTGACCAACTTACACCATTATATTCCTCGGTGCATCCAGTTCCGCCTATACCGCCTACTGCAAATGCTTCATTTTGTGTGCCTGCGCTTGCAAGACCTCTTCTTGCTGTTATCATAACTCCGCCAGCAGTCCAAGTAGCGCCATCATATTCCTCAGTACATGATAGAGAAGGCCCTCCCATAGTAAGTCCTGCATTCTGAGTGCCTGCTGCACCTGCACCATGTCTTGCATTTAGTAATGCACCACCAGCAGACCACGATGCACCATTGTATTCTTCAGTATTTGATATATTTGTAATAAAAAAGCCGCCTGCTACAAATGATTCATTTTGTGTTCCTGCACCAGCTAAACATTCTCTAGCAGTACTTAAAGCACCACCTGCTGACCATATACCAGCACCACTTAAACCACAATACGAAAAAACCATTTTAGTATTAGTTGTATCAAACCACATACAAACACTATTTGAACATATTGTTGCTGGCCTATTTGCAACTCCTACTATTTCTGTACTTTGTAATTTAGCCATTTACTTTATCTTATTTTATAATATTATCTTATCTATTATCGCCAGTGCTGCGCTATACTCTTCAGTACATCTTATATATGAATTATTTCCACCTGCAAATGCTAATCCATTTGTTATGTCGCCAGCACTACCTAAGCACCCTCTAGCACAGGATAGAACATTGCCAGATGACCAGCTGGCCCCATTGTATTCTTCTGTTGCTGTAGTAACAGCAGTAGTACACCCGCCAGTAACAAAAGCTGCATTTTGTGTACCGCCGCCTGCTAATTGACGTCTTGCTGTTGTCATTACACCGCCTGTTGACCAAGATGTTCCATTATATTCTTCTGTACATGACGCAACTGCAGCTATAAAACCACCCATTGCTAATGTTTCATTCTGCGTTCCTGTTCCTGCTAGCGTTTGTCTACCTGAACTCATTGTACCTCCAGATGACCAATTTGCCCCATCATATTCATCGGTGGTCGCTGAACAAAAATTACCAAGATCATCTTGACCGCCCATTGCTAATCCAGCATTTTGGGTTCCGGACGCTGCTAAATTTACTTTACAAAAATTTATCATTGCACCTCCAGCTGACCAACTTGCACCGTTATATTCTTCAGTAAAATTAACAGGACTTGTTGTTCGACCGGCAGCGACAAATGCTTCATTCTGTGAACCGCCGCCTGCTAATCTATATCTTGCGGTTGCTAATGTACCGCCTGTTGCCCAACTTGCACCATTATATTCTTCTGATACTCCTGTTCTTCCTGCTATTGTATTACCACCAGCCGCAAATGCTGCATTTTGAGTCCCAAGACCTGCTAATTCACGTCTTCCTGTTATTATGGCACCACCTGCTGACCATACTGATGCTCCGCCATACCCACAATAGGAAATGACTGTTCTTAAATTAGTCGTGTCAAACCAAATGCACATCGTATTTGAACATATTGTTGCTGGCCTATTTTCAACACCTACTATTTCTGTGCTTTGTAATTTTGACATATTTCATCTTTATTTATACCCAAAGAAATCATAATACCATTTATAATTCTCTTTAATTAAATCTATTGTATGCATTCCTAATATTTCTTTTGAATCATTCGGTAGCATTTGTAAAGATGGTCTTATCACATGATCTCCATATATTCCATGTATTGCATCATTCTCAGTTGTTATTTGGTTTATATGTTGAAAATTGTGTTTAAATTCATCTAACTCTAAATATTGATATATACTTTTCATTACATGATTAGGATTGATACATAAATCTTCATATCTAATAAATAGAAAGTTAGAAGCTGTGCCATCTAATAATGTCTGATATAATTTTTCAAGTGAATAACCTAAAGGGTGCGTTTGTGCCCATAATTCAACTCTTTTATGAGTTGTTGTTCCTTTCATTTTTATGTTATCCATAGTTCCATCATCTTTATCTGGATTCATCCTAAATTTCTTCTCCATTGAAGCAAAGATTGATGGTAAATCCCTAACCATATATAATACTTTTGGTTTTTCTACAATATGTGCTAATAAATTATAGTAAAATCCCCAAACTCTATTTTTATCTAGATAATATGGTTTTGTTGTTTGTGACCGTACATAACCTTCTATTCCATGTGAACAAAACTTATAAAAGCCTTCTTTCCACAATTCAACATCGCCAGCTTTTGATTCATAATTTTGATTATATCCTATTCGTGTGCCTAACATCAAATCTATAAGACCTGATGTTGGTGTAACATAGAAATCTGGGTTTTGTCCCAGCAAATTTTGAAGTAATGTGCTACCGCTTCTAGGTAGTGTTGAATTAAAAAATATTTTCTGTTTCATACGTATCTACCAAAAATTATTTCAGAAATTGTTTCCTTATCACCTAATGTCCCTTTTGTTAAAGCATTGACCCCAAGCGCCTTTCTTGTCCTATTTGTTTTATTAGGTGGCACTCCATGTGTTAACCATGATGGAAAAATAATAAAATCATTTTTCTTAGGCATGTAGTAAATTTCTTCTTGTGAAAAGACGTGATTTTGATAATCATCATGTAATGATGGCTCAAAATATGACCTATTAAATGATTTTACTTCTTTTGAAAAACATATCGCTGCATCATCTTCATGTGCATCATAATAAAATACTCCTGCTAATAAAGTATTAGGATGTGTATGCGCCTTATGAATTTGGTTTGGATTTTTATAAGTTAACCAAGATTGAGCAAATGCTAATTCTTTAAATCTGTATCTCATAATATTTGTTGCAAAATCTTCAAAACAAGACATTAAGAATTTATTTAATTCGTTGCATACAGGATTATCTAAAATATAACTATTACTTGAAATCATTCCATAGCCACTATTTGTATCTAACATCTCACAACTATCAAAATAATTAATTACATTTTTTAAATCTTTATCGTAATTTGCAACATATAAAGGTGTTGGAAACAGTGAAAATACTTGTGGGTTCATACTATTTATTATTAGGAACAAAATTAAATGCTATTGATATTCTTTCGCCTTGTGAATCATTAGATTCAACATGATGTTTAACCCATGATGGAAATATATAAAAGAAAGACTCTAAAGGTTTTTTTACAGCTACAAAAGAATTTGTTTTTGTACTAATTCTCTCCACGTCTGATTTTAAAAAATATGGTGCAGTGTCTCCTCTATGTAAAACCAAATCACCCATATTGTCAAATGGAACTGATACATAATATACACCAGACAATATACTGTTTTGGTGGTCGTGTAGTAAATTATAAGAACCAGGTTCATTAATATTAACCCAAAAATTCCCAAACTTTAAATTATCGATACCTGTATGCTTATAACAATTTTGATTAACAAATATTTCAAGATTATTAAATAGTTTTGTTAAATCAACAGGTATTGGTTGTATGATCTCACTACTGTGCCAGCCTCCTCTATTTGATATAGTAGTGCCTTTTGTATTATCTCTTAACCACAAGCAGTAATCTTTTATTTCTTGATTATTTACATTTGTCACCTCTGATTCCCATACTGGAGTTGAAAACCAATTTTCTTCGTGTATTGAAAATTCCATAAATTTTATACTTTATTGTGAGTAAACCACCCTGTTAAAATATATTTTGTCTGAGTTGGTGATGGAACACCTCTATGCAAATGTGTCCAATCTGACGGCCAAATAACTAATTTGCCTCTTTCAGGTTCTTCAAAATGTTGCTGATAGAAAAACTCAGTTTCTCCTCTATCTGTTAAAGTATTTAAATATATCATCCATACTAACAATCTATCTGAATGTTTTACACCTGCTCTTTCGCAATGCCAACCATAAAAACCTTCATTTGGTTCATACTTTTGCATATTAAAGTAAGTATATAAGTCTATAGAATCCATTTTAGTCATTGCAGTAGAATGTCTATTTAAATAGTCTAAAACTCCATTTTGAACTACTGTAATTACTTCATTTAATAACAAACCCCATCCTTCTTTTTTTAAGAAGGATGGGTCAAATGTTATGTCTGTTGACTTTTTATCGCTATCTGAAGATATTCCACTAGGACCATATAAAACACCTGGCTGTTTTAATTCAGATGATTCAAAATTTTTAATCAGCTGATGGCATGTATTTGCTGATAAAGCATTTTTTTTTGTATAAATAAAATTCATATAATTTATTTTTACCTATAAAAATATAACATTTGTAAACTTTTATTTAATTCATATTTTAATATGTATAAATTAAATCCTAAATTATTTAAACGTTCTATTAAATTTTTTCTTAAATTTTCATCATAATTTAATAAACTATGATGGTATTCTAATACAATATTACTAATTTTCATTAAATTATCATCGGATATACCATTAAAAGCTAATATTTCACTACCTTCTATATCCATTTTTAAAAAATCTATTTTTGTAAAGATTTTTAAATTAAAAAGATAATCTAATGAAAAAGAATCAACCATGTAACTTGTATCCTCATATCTCGTATTTAATATACTTGAACCTCCTAAGCACCTACCATGAAATAATTTCACATTCTCTAAATTATCTGTTATTGCATTATTGAATAGATAAGATTTTGGATTTGCATTTAATTTAAGCAATTCATAATATTCTTTATCTGGCTCGATAGATATAACTTCACCGGCGCCTTCTAAATATGCCCATCTATTAAATATACCAATATTTGCACCTAAATCAACAACAACATCACCTTTATTTATTTTAAAATTATTAACATAATATGACTTCAAATTATAAATTTCATGAAAAATTGCAAAATCCCATCCATGACTTCTAATTATGTCAACCATTGAGCCTTCAATGTTTCTTATACTTCCTAAATTTTTAATTGTTTTTAAATCAGTATAAAAATCATCTGAACAATGAAAATCATTGACATTATCAGAAATTTGATGACTATTTGAATACCAATTTGTTAACATAAAATTATTTTAACTTATTTTTCTTGTCATCTGTTACTTCCCCTAGAAAATTCCTTAATTTGCCATCATCAGTCTTTAATCGGTTAAAAGATAAATAAGGTCCCATTGCATTAATAATTTCACCAGGTGCTGAAGAGTCATTTAAAGATTTTACTCTATTTTCAAAATATCTGTGTAATGATTCGGCTTGATGTGTATTTACATTTTCTGCATCAAACGAATTATCATCTAATTCTTTTTTAATAGTACTCCATAAACTTAATTCCCTAACTCTATCTTTTGCTATTTGTAACATACAAGACCTATCATAAATATTTCTATCAATATCAATTTCAAGTTCCATTATGTCAAATCTATGAGTATCAGGATCTTCTATCCAATCCTCTAATTGTCTATCATATCTTAACTTCTCTACCGTATTCTTTCTCAAATCAAATGATAAATTCATCAAGGCATCAAAATGTGCTGACATCTCTCTCACAGACTGCCAATATTTAGAAGCATTGGTAGGGTGTTTAGCGTCATTCAAGACGGAAACTCTCATCTCAGTCTCTGTTCTGAATATCTGCTTTTTATGCCAGTTATCTACTAATTCATCTTTTAATGCTAAAATGGTTTGTGCGTCTTCTTCATTTAAAACACGTAAAATTTCCTGTAAATCTTCTGCGATTTTTAATTCTTTATTCATTTTTATTTTTTTAAGGTAAAACAATAGGTGCAGGTGTTGTACTATTAGGTGGAACATAAGAAGCCGCAACTGCAGCATCTACAATAGTCTGTGCTTCTTCTTTGGTTTTTTCCACTGCATTTACTCTCTGAGCCCATGCTGTATTTTCAGTTACCCAGATATCGCCTGGATAACCTGCAACGTGAGCGGATTCATTTTCTTGATGAGTGATGAATCCATTGCCATAGTTTTGTACTTGATAATACTTTTTCATTGTTTAATTTAATTTATTATGTTTAATTTAAAAAAAAAATTATTTTAATTGTTTAAAACAAACTTAAAATAATTAATTGTTATGATAGATGATTTTAACTTGTTTATTTAGCTTTTTTGCTTTATCTATTGAATCTTTAGTGCCTTTAGAACAGCCATCCCAAAATGCAATAACTAAATCAGAATTTTCAATAATTTGAGTATTTCTAATCACTCCTGCTGATTTTCCATACTTATCCCAGCTTGGATAAAATTCTTTTATTTTTATACCGTTATTAGTTGCCCAATTAATTCCTATTTGATCAGGACCTTTTGCACCACCACTAACAACAAGTTCAGGCTTATTAGATAGAAAAATAGAATCTAATTTCTTATAGATGTAAGATTTGTCTGTAAAGTTACGAGATCCAATAATTGCTACTACCATATTTTTATATATCTAAGTTTAAATAAAGATAAATTCATTACAAAAATAATAAAAAAACATGAATTAAAAAAATATTTTTTCATTTATTATTGTAAATTGTAATAATATTTCTATTGTATAGGTGTTGTTCAATTATTTCTCTATTAAGAGTATAATTAACTCTATTTTCATCTTCTCCAAATACTGGATTTGCATCTCGAGGATTTTCAGGATTTTGTTCAAAAGCCCAATCTATTTTACCAAGTTCATTAAACCTTTTTTTAATCATTGAATTATAAAAATTTGATATTGTTCTAGATCTTCTTTGAATATCCATTCTAACAAGATTTTGGGTATTTGTTATTGTATTTGTATAATAGAATTGCCAATAACACATCCAATCTATCTTTATCATTTTTGATACAAGAAATGTTCTAATTAATAATTCAAAATCATCCATTACTGATAATCTTCTGCAATGTGCACCTGCTAAAAAATAAGTATCCCTAGTCCAGGCTCTAAGATGATTAGGCATTGCTACATTACTTCTAATTGAAATTGGATTAATATGCGGAGTATGTTGTTCACTATGAAGAGTTCCTTTATAATCAAATACTGAATATAATCCATATCCATACGCAAAAGAATCTCCACCATAAGACAAATCATTAAAATCAGCATCTACTTCAGCATAATTTGAATAACAAAAACCGGCATCTGGATATTTTTCAAAAGCTAAGGCCACAAGTTCAATAGCTTCAGGTGTTAACATATCATCATGATCTAATTCAACTAAATAATCACCTTCTGATAAAGAAAAGCCTCTATATTTTGCTTCTCCTACTTTAGAATTAGATCTAGGGTAAATATTATAGTATTTAACTCTAGGTTCTAGAGAAGATATTTCTTTTGCGATATCATCTGTAAGTAAATCATCACCATCATTTATTAAAATCCATTCCCAATTCCACCATGTTTGATCTGATACTGATTTATAAGTTTGCCATAACATTTCACCAATATTTCTAATCGGTGTAATGATACTAATTAATGGATATTCTTTTTTTCCACTAATCATTGCATCCATAGCTTTTAAATATGCCTCTTCACCCAAATTAGGTAAAATTTCATTTACATGCATCCATCTTAAGCGTATCCAGCTTGGTTGATAGAATATCTCCATAAATAATCTTTCTGATTCGCCAACAGTAATGATACAGTCTGGGTCAAGTTCAGCAATTATTTTTGAAGCATTTTCAGATGTAAGATAGGAAAAAACTTCAAGTTCATCAGATTCAAAAGAGCCTTCTCGAGGAATACTTTTTAATTCAAGATTTTCAACACCAAAAACTAAAATTCTAGGAACTGCTGCTTTTTTTTGGTTTATTGATATTCTTGGAAACCATGATAAAAAATTAATTTTGGTTTTTATTATAGATAGAGAATTAATATTAATCCAATCTAACTCTTTATCACCACATGGAAAAAAAGTTCCATTTTTAAACCACCCTCCATAAAGTCCATTAACTTCTTCATAAAAGAATTCATCATGATCTGAATTTAAAGCCTTTTGAATAAAATCGGATGTAGGTACTCTAGTTTCTGGTACTATAACTATTTTCTCATTTTCATTAAAAGACGAAAATATTTCATATAAAGTCTCATGCAACCCTAATTCATCAATGGCTACTGATTTAATTTTAGAATTTTGCAATACTGTATTAATTCCACAAGGAGGAATAATATAATATACTGCATTATCCGATAAATGGCTATCAATATAGTTAAAAGTTTTTTGATATTGATCTGCTGTTCTTGTAATACATATTACTACCATTTATTTAACTCTTTTATTATTTCTCTAGATTCTAATATATCTGCTTGTAATTTTTCTCTATATTTTTTAAAATTATTTGAAATATGCAATAGCAAAGGGCCTTTAGCATTAAGGTGAACTGCAAATGTGCCTGGTACATAAAGATTATTAAAACCTTCTAGTATTTCTTTAGGTTTTTTAATAGATAAAAGTCCTTCTTTACCATGTGTAGTACTTATGTTTTGATTAAAAAAATCACTAGGGCCTATTGGATACCATCTAGAAAGAACATCCAATGGAGAAAGTATTTTTAATGAATCAGGCTTGACATTAGCCATTAATTCAAAAGATAATTTATCGCTACGAAGACCGTTAGATTCAACTCGTCCTACATTCCATCCATATTCAAATAAAGACTTAGCGCCTGCACTATATTTTAAAAAAACTAGACTTAAATCAACAGAATCATTCATTGCAAAAACACAACCTACTTTTGCAGAATTATCAGATTTAAAATCATTTAACATTTTTCTAAGATCAAATTCTGGATTCATTATCATTAAATCAGAATCCATCCAAACTCCTATTTCATTCACAGGAGCAACCATTGACATCCAACCTTGCATAGCTCTAAATCTAGACCATGTTGGAGACCTGTCATAAATATTCAAATCTTCATATACATAATGTTCAAATTTATGAATTTCAGCAAATTCTTTCTGTGATTCAATACAAGTTTTGCTCCATTCTTTATCAGAAAGAGTTGTATGAGTAAATAGTATCATATTAATAAATGTTTATTTACTATTCTGAGTTCATATAGATCATTAAGACCTAATTCGTAAGTTTTTTCAATTGTAAAAACAATAATTTCATCTATAATTTCATCTAATTGAATATCATGTAATTCATTTACAGCTTTAATTAGCTGATAAAGAATTCTGATTTGATTTCCTGTGCAAATAGGAGTTCTAAAATCATAAAATGCTGTTTTTTCTTTCCATAAATGATAAAAATCAAAACCTATATCATTTTGAAATTTTAAGAAATTTTGAGGTTCACCTTTATTTAACCATGTTTCTGTATCTTCTGCATATTGTAGAGGGAAAAGTGAAGATGTACTATAATTATCTTTTTCAATTAAATTTGTTAAAAGTTTTTTAACAAATAAATGTTTCCATTCACTAGTATTAGCCCAATTAAATTCTTTATTTTTACCATTATTATCTTTAATATAATCGTATGCAAACCTCCAATAGTCTCTAACTAACTGTGGATTAGACCATACGAGAAAACTTGTATTAATAAGATCTACTTGATTTTTTGCAAAGTCAGGAAATTCATAGCCTTCTCTTTTTCCTAAAGAATTAAGCGACGGATGATTTTTATGAAGATATATTTCAGTATATAAAAAAGTAAGATCATTTAAATCATATATATTAAGTGGAGTTCTTAAAATTAAATCGGTATCAATAGTAGCAAAAGGATACTGCTGCTGTTCAGCCGCAACTTTCATCTTACAAACAGATTTAAATTCTGCCCAATTTATATGTTTTTCTTCAGTAAGAACTTTTGTATTTACATAATCATAAAGTTTTAAAATTCCTATTTTTTCTAAAAATTCAGCGTCATAATCTGTAGTATATAAATGAATTGGACCATTTAATTTTTTCCACCACCATGCACTAAGTATCTGCGTAAGTAATATGTGTTCTAAATATTTTTTAGGACTATTTTTATTTAAATTAAAATCTGTTACTAGAGAATGTATTCCTATTAAATTACCATTTATCATTTCTATTATTTTAGACTATTAGTTGCATTTTTTTATTTTGATAGTATTTTTTCTGTTTTTCTATAAAATGTTCTCTATTGTTAAGATAATATTGTCTTCTTCTTTTCTTTTCTTTTTCTTTAGCATAATCTGACATTGCATGATAATCTTCTAATCTTTTTCTTCTATGCTCTTCTTTTTGTTCTTCAGTCAAATTAGCAAATCTATCATGCAGATATTTTTTTCTTTTTTCTGATATCATTTTTTTAATTAATAGAAGTTTCTTAATATTTCAATAACATCCCAAGCATCACTTAATGCGTCATGCGATACATAGCCTGTAAGTTTTTGTCGTTCTTTACATTGTAATAATGATGGTAATGATTCATCATTTTTCCAGTCTACACATAAAATAGCAGGGTCTAAGATTCTTTGCCTAGTTCTAATTAATTTTTGCCACCATGGAAGTTTCTGTAAAAACATTTTGTCAAATGTTCCAAAATTCTTACCAGCTACATTAATAGTTATAGGTTTAGTTGATCCATTTATTACTGGTTTTTCTTTAGAATCATGTAATTCAATATGTTGATATAAAAAATAATAAAATTGCTTTATTACTTCATCGCATTCATAAAAATTATATTCAGAATTCTTTTTTAAGTTTTCTTTTGTTTCATCAGAACCTTCAATATATTGACCTATAGATTTAATTATTTCATTATTCATTGTTATTGCACGAGGAGACCCAACAATTTCATTTTGCAATATTATTGCACTGAATTTTGGACATTCTTGAAATGATAATTTTTTATTAGTATCTTCTATAATCGCACCGATAGATAAAACACTATGTTTTTCTAAATTTAAGCCAGAAGTTTCAATATCTATCGATACATATACCATATACTTTTATTTTAATGTTGTTTATAATTAGAAGAATTTTAAAATTGTCCGTAAGTAAAATATTGATATAAATAATAAGCAAATTTATAACCAGTAAATGCACCAAGTGCAGAAGGCAATGGAAATATAATCATTCTTCCTAGAGAAGTTGTATATTTAGGACGATTGACAATAGTTCCCATAAAATAATAATAAGAAATATAACCTAATATAACTGCAATATCTAATCGAGTTGAAATAAAAACAACTAAAATGGCTCCTAAAAAACCAAAAATAAAATTATCTCTAACTCCTTCCCAAATTTCAATGCGTGTTGCATCTTTATATTCTTTAATTATTTTATTAAAATGTTTATTTGATTTTATCATAAATGTCTTTAATATTATTAATTTTATTAACAACTCCTCTTTGTTTTACAGCGTTAGCTGCTATTAAATTGCCAAATTTTATTGATTTTTCAGGATCTTTACTTTTAACAAACATGTGAGAAAATCCAGCTAAAAAAGAATCGCCTGCGCCTACTACATCCATTACTTCAACTTCTTCTCCATGATACATTTTATTTCGCCAAGATGCACCATATTTTCCACATGTGATTATAGTCTTATCAATAAAATTATTCTTATTAACATGCATTGGATTTTCCCATTCATTTTTATTCATTTTAATAAAATCAAAAGATGTGGCCCAAGTATTTTCAATATTTTTCTTTGTATCTATGATAGAAATATTTGAAGTTTTGGCTAGAATATCAAGATCACCAGGATGTAAAAATCCTTTGTCATAATCTGAGATAACAAGAAGATCTGATGATTTTATCTGTTCAATAAGCGTATCGTTAATTTTAATTCTTTTAACTTTTTCTTCTAAATCCACTCTAAGCATAATATAGTTTGAAACTTCATCAACATATCTAGTCTTTTTAATTATTTGAGATTCTGGTTGATGAAATTTAAATATTGTAATGTCTCCTAAACTTAGGAGATTTTCAACAACGTTAGCAGCCATGCCTAAATTTTCTTTTTTTTGTTTTTCTACGAAAACAGGTGTAGGTGCTTCGGGGTTGAGTCTTGTACAATTGCCATAGATAAATTCATCTATACATTTTTCTCCTATGACTGTTATTTTCATAATTGAATTAATTTTTGTGATATTGCATTAGTCCATGTTCTAAATAACATATTTCCTTTAAGATATGCATCTCCTTCTAGATATGAATAATCTTCTAAATATTTTAGAAATTCTTCTTTTTCTCTCCACATTCTATCATTAAGTTTCATTTGATTAACATTACTTAATGTAAAACCTTTTATAAATTGGTTATGATGCACTAATTCATGAGCAAAACTTCTCATAATATCTTTTACGTGACGACCGCTTGTGTAAATAATTATTTTACTTTTTTCAAAAATATAATGTCCGGTATACCCTAATAATTCATTACTATATGTAGTATCACTTAAAAATTCAACTTCAGGATATGGCTTAAGATTAAAATTTAAATTTTCAAATAGAAGTATCATTGATGATACATATTTTTCTAAATTATGTCCTTTATAAAGGACAGGGTTTTTGGTATTGACAAGATTTTCAATTTCTTTTCTTTTATCTTTAATGCTTTTAAAACTTTGAAATCGTGATACTGGATTTTTCAATATTATTTTTTATTTTATAAAAAAAACTAAAAAAGTTTCTTTTAATATATATTAACAAAAAATTATCATCCCATCACTACTTGCTATATCTAGAGCAATTATCCAATTTTCATAATTTTCACAATCCCATTTATTTGAAATTTTATAAAAATCTTCTCTGTATTTTTTAAAATCTAATAACAATTTAGATGCAGAAATTGGACCAATAACACCTTCACAATCTGAAAAATCAATAAGTTCGTAAAAAGCACCATTTTTATATATGTCGCAGTTAGCCCAAATTTCAGCACAATTTACTGAATGCGCAATATTTGCTAATATATTTCTAAATGCAGAATATTCAGAATATGGACCACTAAATTCTATTTCATCACCTTCATATACATAAATACCAGATTCTAAATTATCATGTGAAGAAAAAAAAGCATTTACTTTAACTCTTATTAATTTTTTCTCATCTTCTATTTTAATATTTTCTATTTTTTCATAGAAATCAGCAACCTTTTTAATTTTATTAACGGCAATTATATTAAGTCCCATTTTTTTATTTTTTAGAAATTTTTAAAGCGTTTGATTGACGGCCTTTCATCCAGTGATCTATACTGTGATTAGTAATACGCAAATGACGATAACCTGCTTTGTGCACACTTGCACCAAATGATGAATCTAAATGCATGATATGAGGTAAATTTTCATTTTTCATTATTTCAAATACAGCAGGATTCCAAATACTAAAAAGAAAAGGCACTCCACATTCACCAGGTTCTCTAACAAGCCCAGTTGAGAAATTTTCTCTAGTTGGTATATCAGAAAACCAATGCTTATGTGTAGGATAGCAGTTTTCACCAGCCCATGTATATATAGGACTTACAGATCCTACATTTCCTGCAGCTTCTTGATATACTCTTAACATTGCTTGAAACGTTGAAGTTGATGGCATTGCATCAGTTTCTATAATATGAATTAAATCAGGATTCCATTCTTTTATATAGTCATATCCAGTTAAAATTGATAAACGTAAACTTCTAATACCTGATGAACTTAAAATATGAAAATTTTCAAGTTTGCTTAATCGATTAAAATCAGAACGATAAATACTATCTGAATGATCATCCACTATTATAATTCTATAGTCAGAAACTGATAAATGGTATTCTTTAGAAATCCATTGTGCAATTCTTTTAACTCCTTCTAAAAAATTATAAGTTGGAATAATACAGGCTAATTTCATTTTTGAGATAATATAGATAGCACTTTATTTATATCTTCTGGTACATCTACAGCTTGATATAAATGAGAAGTATACCAAGAATAGATAGGAATATTAGATTCTAGCCACGTTAATTGTTCTAAATTTTCTTTAAGAGAATTAGGAGAAGGCTTTAATTTTTTTATTTGTAAAAGAGTTTTTCTATCAAAAGCATAAATGCCAATATGCTTATAAGAACTTTCTTTAGTTCTAGAAAAAAGAAAACATTGGTTATAGTCACTATGAGCCTTACAGAGAACCTTAACTACATTACTATTATGTATATCATCACCTGATATATCTGTCATTAGAGTATGAATGCCTGACATTTCTTTACACTTCTGTATTAATGTATTTAAATCAGCTGGGCTTGCTAACGGTTCATCGCCTTGTAAATTAATATAAACTCTAGCATTTATTTTTTTTGCTACTTCAATAAGTCTTTCAGTGCCATTAGAACAATCACAGGTCAGTATTGAGTGCCCTTTGCATTCTTCATATATTTTTTCACTATCAGTAGCAACTAAAACTAATTCAGCAGAACTTAATAATCCCTTTTCTAAAACACGTCTTATCATACTTTTTCCCGCTATTATCGCTAAAGGTTTATTAGGAAATCTTTGAGATTCTAGCCTTGATGGAATTACAATACAACTGTTTATCATAAAATTGACATTATTTTATTAAATACTTGTTCTGGTGTAATTGTTTTAGTACATTCATGATGTTTATCAGTACCTTTATTTACAGGACACCACATCCAATCGCCAGGATCGAATGGATATAAATCAGGTGAATGAAAACAACAGTGACATACATCTTTATTTTGTATTACATAATTATCTTTTTCATATTCGTACGCAGTTGGACCAATAATCATAATAGTTTTTTTACCTAGCCCATGTGATAGCCATGATAATCCGCTACTAAGCCCAACGAATAATTCAGAATGATGTATAAAATTCATTATTTCTGAAAATTGCATACCTATTTTTTTAACTGATGACTTAGGTACTGGATTCCAGTGCCCTTCAATTCCAAAACTTTCATATCTATCAATACATACTGGGGTAATATTTTCCTTCCTTAACAATTTACAAAGAATATCCCAGCCTTCTGGATAATTCCACATTTTAGCCTGTGCTGTAGAATGGGTACTAAAGCAGATATATTTACTTTGGATAGGTCTAGCACTAGGTTTAAATCTCAAATTAGGAACTTTTTTAACTAAATCTAATCCTAAATCTTGTTGAAATCCATGTTGTAATGCATCTTTAAAATGATAGTCTGAAACAATAATATCGGTAAAATCACTAGGATTAAAATTATGATCAATAAAATCTAAATCGTATGATTTAAAAATATCAATAAAAGCTGAATTAATAGATACTGTTGGTTTTTCATTCCATTTTTCTTTCCACGCTTGACATGATTCAACAAATGCAATAGTATCTCCTAGTGCTTTGCTTCTTAACCGCAAAAGAGTTTTTTTATCTATTACTTTAATTTCACTATTTAAACTTTTTTCCCAATTTACAATAGTTGGCCATGAATACCAATAGTCTAAAGATTTAGCTTTATCATAAAAATAAATATCAAATTCTCTTATAAGCTTTTTCGTATTATCATCAAAATTTCCTATTAAAACAAGAATACATTTTTTTTCAATTTTAAATAATTGTAAAATATTAAGATCAAATTCATTTTCAATACTGACTCCAACTATTTTATTTTCTAGACTATTTGTTATTTCTTTAACAACAGTTGAACCATTTTTTATAATTATATTCCAATCTATCCATTCTCCTCTGTGATTTACAGAAGACCATTTTCTGGATTCTTGGCCATGATCAAAAAAGTTTTTAATTAAATTTCCTTTTTTATAAAGAATAGAAACACCCGCTCCGGGTAAACTAATTTCAGTATTAATTTTAACATTGTCAGGCGCAAGATTAAATTTAACAATGTATGGATTATAATTTTTTTTATGTTTATGTACTAAAGGTGTATTTATATATGAATCTATCATTTTTTTAGACATATCCCAGCCTAAAGCATTTTGATAATGTTCTAATAATTTAGAAACTATTACGTTCCATGAATGCAATTCAGCATTTTCTCTAGAAAGTTTAGATAAAATAGGATATGCATCTATTACCTGCTGTATCCCATCTATAACATTTTCTTTTTCTCTTTTTGCTAATATTAATCCAGGCATTGAAGTTTCCATACATCCTACTATTGGCATTCCAGTTGACGCAGCCTCTATTAAAGTTAAATTAGGATGTCCTGCTTCTAGATCGGATAGATGTAAGAAAATATCGTGAGATGAAAAAATATTAACAGATTCTTCTTGATTTAAATCATAAATAATATCTAAATTTTTATAATTTAATAAATCTAAATTTTGATTAAAAAAGTTTTGATTATTTTTAGGACCTGCTACAGTTATTGGCAAATCGAGTGCGTGCGCAGCTTCTATTGCATATCGAAATCCTTTTCTATCGTGTGATTGATTTTCTAGAATTCCATTATTTGCAAGACATAAAAGTTTAGGCTTTTTAAAAGTTCTTTCTATATATGCATATTCTTCAATATTCACGCCATGTTCCAGATAAACTAATTTTGAACTATTAAAATAGTCAATTAAAAATTTAGCATGGACGAATGATATAATTGAACCTTCAATTGCTTCTAGATTCTTTTTAAAACAGTCAGAATCTTTACCAAACCAAACTACATGGTGATCATGCATTGAGAAAATATAGGGTATTTTTCTATGTTTTAATTCTATAGCTAAATTAGCCATGTGGACATGAACGATATCATAAGTTGTATCAATATCATTTAAATATTTAATATCAACACAATAGCCCATCTTTCTAAGGACTATACTATATTCCCAAATAATTTTTTCTACAGCACCCCATCCATTAGGAGGGATTGGTAAAATACCAGGATTAATCTGAACTATTTTCATTAATAATTATTGTATCTTTAGTGTTTACAAGAAATTCTCTACATAATAAAAATGTATGAACTATTCCATTGCTTAATTTTATTTCAACTTCACAATTTTCAGTAAATTCAAAAAATTGGGATTTCCAACTTTCATTACTACTTAATTCCAGTTTTAATATGTTATCAATTTTTCCATCTTTATTAAAAAAAGTGACATGAATCCAATTATCTTCAGTTGAACCTATATTCCAGGCTACTATTGCACCTTTATCGCCTTTAATATGTAAACCATTTTCAGTATCTCGTGCTACTTTAAAAATTCCTCCATAGAAACCATTTTTAAATTTTTCATTAGTGTGATCACTAATTACATTATTCCAAGTAGTATGTGGAAATTCTGAATTAAAACTTCCTTCTACTGTTTCTAAAATAATAACATCATCATAATTATTTTTTAAATCTTCAGCTAAAAATTCTTCAGCTGGCAGAAATTTCCGTTTACCTGTAATTTCTACTATTCTTTTAATATAATCATTTTCATTTCTAATTTTAGTACATGTGTTTAACATCCAATCTATATCACAATACCATAAATGATAAAAAATATGTTTATTATTTTTATCTAAATAAAAAATAGCTTTTTTATCGCCGAGAGATTGTGGTATTAATTTTATTTTTTCTACATCATTATAATGAATTAAACTATCATATTCCATTCTATAACAATGAGTATATCCTAGAGTTTTTAAAATTTCAAAACCTCTATACATATTGGAATGAACAGATAACGAATGCTTTTGTTTATGATAAGATTCTGTTTGAATTCTAACATCGCCATTTGATGAAAAAACTGAAATGCTTGGATATTCTTCAAAATCATCAGAAAAATTCCTATTTTCTTCATCATAAAAACAATAATTTACTATTTCTAATACTTCTGGAGTAGGTTTTAAATTAGTTATAAGAAAAATTTTAAAACCCATATCTCTAACTCTAGATATGGATTCAATAAAAACTTTTTTGTTTTTATCAGTATTTAAATATGCATCTATTAAAAAAATATCTTTCATAACTATTATTTATGAGCTATAATAAGCCCTTTATAATCAGCAGAAGATCCTCTAAATCGAGTATCCTCTTTTCGTATTTCTAAATGGTATCCTTCATTTTTTAACTTTTGCAAAACTTTATCTAATTGTCCAACATTATCATGAAATTCTATTAATAAATGTTTAAATGGAAATTCAGTCATTGCATTAATAACATCATATTCACATCCTTCAATATCTATTTTTAAAAGATCTGCTGATAACCAGCCATGTTGTTTCATAGAGTCCGCCAGTGTAACAGCTTTAATACTTATTTGGTTTTCTTTTTTATAAATAGATGAAGTAGTAGAATTATTTGGATCTATTCCTAAATAGATGTCGCCTTCTTTATCAGCAACGGCTGCTTCAATTAAAAATATATTTTCATTATGGCTGTGAATTTTCTTAAATGCTTGAATTGCAATAGGATTAGGTTCAAAAGCAAGAATACTCGAATCTTTTCCAAATCTGTCAAGTGCCCATTGTGTAAAAAGACCAACATTCGCACCTATATCTATAATTTTATTCATTCTTTCACCAGCGAACAAATTATCATATATTTTTTTAACAAAAAATTGATCATAATTAACAAAAATAGGTTCAAAATCATCTAAACCTGGTATTTTTCTTTTTACTTGAGACTCTTTAAAAGAAATTGTTTCTTTTTCTATTATGTGTGTTTTATCTTCTGACCAAACTTCTACTAAGAAGCCTGTAAATGTAGGTTCATTATAAAAATCATAATGTTCTATTGGAATAGGTCTACACCACCAAGTCTGTTCAGGTGTACTAAAGTCAACATCAAAAGAATAGATAGTTGCTTCTGAATCAATATCTTTAACTGATATTATTTTTTTACCAATTGCCTGCTCTGACCAGATTTCTAATTTGTTATCTTCTTTGTTAAAAAATAATTTAATCATATTTTCTTTTTGTTTTAGTTTTAAAATTTGTTGAATAAGAACATAATTATCATAGTGTGTTGATTTCATATAGGTCACCTTAGAATTTTCTGGATACATTCCTAAATAGACTGGAGTATCTTTTAAAAACAGAGGTATTTTATATTTAATAGTTTCTTTTATAACAAGTGGATTTGTTTCTTTATCATCTATTAATTCAATAGATGGAAATATAACCATATCTGCAACTGAATAAAATTGCTGTACATCTTTATGTTCACCCCAAAATTTACAATTTTTTGGTAAATTATCTAAGATAGGTTTCCAATAATATGAATAACTATCAGCAGTATTTCCTACGAAATGGAATTGAACTGGATCATTAATCATTAATTTTGCAATTTCTACTGTTTCTTTTTGATTTTTTCTAGGTGAAAAAATACCAAATTGAAAGATATGCTTTTTATTAGGATCTAAATTAAGTTTTTTAATTAAAAAATATTTATCAATTTTATCTAGTTCTGGCACATCATATTGAATTAATTCAGATGGTATTTGAAGAGATTGCATCATTCTTACTTGAAAAGGAGAAACTAATAAAAATTTATCAGGTAGAAATTGCTTAGACTGTAAAGGATAAGAAGAATCATGACAGGTTTCTATAATTTTCCAAGTTCTATTTTCAACATAAATCTCAGATAGATAATCAGGATTAATAACTTGTTCCGAAGGCTCAGTAAAATGAATAACGTCAGGATTAAAATCCTTAATTTTTTGTACGGCTTTAATAGAACTTTTTTCTGCAGAGAATAGTTCTATCCCAGTTAGATCCAATACTCTTTGTCTTATGGCATTTAAAACATATTCTGTTCTCATTTCTATTAATAGAACAGTATTCTGTTCTCTATTTAATAGTTCAATACTTCTTCTTACATATTCAGGCATACCGCCTGTTGAAAGATTAGGTGTAATAAAAACAATTTTCATATAATTTGAATGAAGAAAATTAAAAAAGTTTTGTTTCTAAATATTAATAACATTTTTTAAAAAAAATAAAAAATCTTCAAAAGTTTCAAATGGAGATTTTAGAGCTCTATAGCCAGTGTATATTGCAATATATTCTTCATATTTAATTATATTTTCATTATATGAAATTGGTGTTTGCTCCTTTTCAGATAACTTCATCAAATTTTCAAGATTATTTTTATCTATTTTTAATTTTAATTCTTCTAAAATTTGGGAAGAATTTTCATGCATTTTAATTTTAATATAAATAATGCATAAGATATATGAAATAATTATACTAATCATTAGTTGTCTTTAAATTTTATTTTTTTTAAAATTATAAGAGTAACAGGAGCTGAAATTAAAAAAGTAAAAAAGAATAAAATTATATTGTCCAATAACAGTGATAATAAATTTATAAAAGTTATAGGCCAATTAACTCTAATGAGAGTTTGAGTTACAGCTGAAGAAAAAATAAATAAACCTAAAAATGTTAATACTTTTTTCATTTTTTTTAATTTTATTTAGACCTAATTAAAATGTCTATTTGATCAATAGTGCCTTTTTTTAATTCTAATTTAAAAACTTTTCCTTTTTGAGGTTTTTCCTTAAGAATAGTTTCAGATATCTTATTTTCAATCATTTTTTGAATAGTTCGTTGTAAGATACGAGCACCAAATTTATTATCATGACCATTTTTTATTATCAAAGATTTTACATCATCTGATATCTGTAATTTATACCCTATCTCATTAACTCTTTTTTCTAAATCTGCTAAATAAATATTTAAAATTTTAGATATAGAATCAAGTTCAAGTTTATTAAAAAATACAACTTCATCTAATCTATTTAAAAATTCTGGAGAGAATGTCTTTTTTATATTTTTTTCAATAATTACTTTTTTTGCATCGTCTTTTGTTGTATTATTAAATCCAATAGCAGATGATTCCGAGGCCTCTTTCATACCAATATTAGAAGTCATAATAATAAGTGTATTTTTAAAATTAATTTTACGTCCTAAGCTATCAGTAAGGTGACCTTCATCTAAAATTTGCAATAAAATATTATAAATATCAGGATGTGCTTTTTCTATTTCATCTAAAAGTATTACAGAATAAGGTTTTCTTTTTATTTTTTCTGTTAAAAACCCTCCATTTTCATGTCCTACGTATCCAGGAGGAGATCCTATTAATTTAGAAACATTAAATTTTTCCATATATTCACTCATATCAACTCTAACAAGTGAGTCTTTTGAATGAAAAAGATATTCTGAAATTGCTTTTGTTAACTCGGTTTTTCCTACACCAGTAGGGCCTATAAAAATAAAACTTCCAATTGGCTTGTTTTTTAGACCTAATCCAATTCTATTTCTTTGTATAGTATTAACTATTTTATCAATTGCATCTTCTTGTCCTATTACTTTTGTTTTTAAATAATCTCCCATTTTTAACAGTCTTTCATTTTCGTCGTCAGTTAAATTAGTAATGGGTATTCCTGTCATCATAGACACAACTTCTAAAACATCTTCTTCTTTAATTTCTACTTTATTCTTTTTTGTTTCTCTAGCCCATCTATTTTTTAGCTCATTAATGATAATTTGGGCTTTTTTTTCTTCATCTCTATAATTAGCTGCTTTTTCATAATTTTGTTTACGTACAGCTTCAGTCTTCATCTCTTTATACTTTTTTACTTTTTCATCATATTCTTTAATTTCTTTAGGATATGAAGAATTTTTAATAAATATATGAGAACCTACTTCATCCATAATATCAATAGCTTTGTCAGGAAGAAATCTATCTGTAATATATTTTTCACTTAATGTAGTGCAAATATCTAAAATATAATCAGAGTAGATAACTCCATGATGATCTTCATATTTTTTACAAATATTTTTTAATATTTGAATTGTATCGCTAACTGAAGTAGGATTTATTACTACCTTTTGAAATCTTCTATCTAATGCAAGATCAGATTCTATATATTTTCTATATTCATTGTAAGTGGTAGCCCCTATGCACTGAATTTCACCACGTGCAAGCGCAGGTTTTAAAATATTTGCAGCATCCAAAGACCCAGAAGAATTACCAGCGCCTACTAAAGTATGTAATTCATCTAAAAATATAATAACATCAGGGTTTGCAATTAATTCATCACATAAGGCTTTTAGCCTTTCTTCAAACTGACCTCTATATTTAGATCCTGCTACCAAACTTGTTAACTCAATCGTATAAATTTTTTTACCTTGTAGTGAAATAGGCACCTTGCCTTCAATGATTTTGATAGCCAATCCTTCTACTATTGCAGTTTTTCCGGTTCCGGCTTCACCTAATAATACTGGATTATTTTTTTTTCTTCTACCGAGAATCTGAATAGCTCTCTGGATTTCAGATTCTCTACCAATTACATTATCTAGTAGATTTTTTTCTGCTAAATCTGTAAGATTTCTTCCAAAATTATCTAAAATAGGAGTTTTTTTAGAAATTTTAATAGGAATATCATTTGATGAATTTTGTTTATTTTTTTCATCATATACATCTTCTAAACTACCAAATAAAGAATTACTCATTATCTTTTTATTTTGTTTTTTATTATAGAAAAAAAAGCTAAAATGTTTACACCTTAGCTTTAAATCTTAATCTTATTTTAAATTTTAAAATTTCCTCAGCAGTTCTTCTATAGTTTAATCACTCCAGAATAGAGTTCTCCATTGAAGTTTTCTCTAATAATACGTAAAAGTCCAGTAGCATCATGATCAGGAGTATAGACATGTAACTCTGCACCAATCCATTTAAAAGTCTTTAACTTGTCAACAATATCTGGTATGATTTCATATTCACCACCTTCACAATCCATTTTTAAATAAACACAACTATTGTCAATATATTTTCTCAAACTTTCAGTGACACATTCTGACGTATAAGTTATGTTATCCATATCATGATGAAACCGAACTGTCGAGTATACAGAAGACCCTCCACTATTATTAATAGGAGTTCCTATTTGTATTATATCACCATCTCTATTTGTAATTGCAACCTGGTGAATTTCAAAATCTTCTAAAGTAAAACCATTTAAAATAATGTTCTTTTTAAAATTTTCAAAATTCTCGGAGACTGGTTCAAATGCAACTATCCTACACCCATACAGTTTTTTTGCATAAATAGAAAAAATTCCGGTATTAGCACCTACATCAAGTATAGTATCTTCTTGTTTAATGTCCAAATTGTCTATTCCGTAAAAGTTTTCTTTTAGTTCTCTAAAAACACATGCAGGCGTTCCTGAATTTACTTCATCAATTATGATGAGATCTATGCCATTGACAGTATCAGTAAATGTTGTTGTTGTTGCTTTTTCCATTTTTTATTTATATTTTTTATTTTTAATGCCTTGATGCTCGTAATTAATGTCAAATTTCATTACTTCGCCTGGCAGAAAAATAGAAACTAATATTGTTCTAATAGGAGCATCACCCCATCTCCAATAATAAATTCCTCCTGATTCATGAATCTTTTGAGATATTTCTTTTATTTGTTCATTATAATATCTCTTGAGGTCTACTATTTCAAAATTATTATAATAGATCCAATGTGGATCTTCAAAAATATAATCAGTACTGACATGTTCTTTTATAAAAGAAAAGAGACCCTGTATTACATGAGGTGCTTCCTTAATTTTTAAACAGTAGCCATAAGACTTATTTTCTCTATGCATTTTATCGAAAGGATTTTCTTCAAAATCTTCGTATAGATAAGAATCATCATCAAGTCTTAAATAATAATCATAGCCCATTTCTATTAAAATTTTAAAAATATCATTAGTGAAAAATGTACACATACCACCGTAAGATGTACATTTTTCCAAACTCCAATCATTACTCCAGAGAGGTTTAAAATTTTTGGCAGATTTAGGAATATTAAATTTAATTTGTTTAAAAATTACACCATTAATTCTATTTTTTATTTCCTTTTTATTATCTTCCGAGAAACCCTCCTCATGAAAAATTACGTAGTCAATAGGGTATTTGTCTAATAGATTTAGTTTCAACAGAGGTAGACTCTGGTTTAATCGAGACCATGCTAAATCATTAGGTAGTAACATTACTGCACATGCTTTCATCTTAGAAGTTCTTTTATTTTTTCAGTAAGTCTATTATCTAGTTTATTATATTTCTTTACTTTCTCTTCATTAATAGAGATACTTTCTTTTAGTTGAGAATAGGTAGATTCAGTTATTTCATTTGTAATTGTAATAATTTCATCAAGACTATTTGCAATCAGCATTCCTGAAGTATCGAAAAAATTCCCTATTTCTTTTGCGCCATAATAGATAGGAACTACTCTAGAATTAAAACAATCACATAATTTTTCAGTGAACCAATATTTAGTCTGTTTATTCTCTATCACAATATGAAATTGAGTTTTAAATAGTTGATCTCGGTTGTAATCATTTAATTTTAATTCATGGTCTTCTTCAAGAGCAGGTCCTCCATGTTGGCTAGCATAAAAGAATTGAGGAATTAATATTTCTGATCTTCTCTTCCATAGTTCTTGCCTTATTAGATGTCCTTTAGCTAACTGTTTAAAACCAATTACCGTACTTACACCATAAGTTTTTTCAAGATGCGGGTTAGTAGGCATCCACGTAGTTCCATATTCAAAAAGAATTGCATTAGAACAAGCATCCAGTATTTCTTCCTTATCGGTAAGAATATATTTAAATTTATCCTGTAATTCTATTACTTCTTTGTAAAAATTCTTAGATATTACTTCTTCAGGTTCAATCAAATATGCAATATTTAAACCTTCGCCTGCTTTTAAACATGAATGATCTACGTAAAAATTTACAGGATGTTCACTAGAAACTCCTATATGCCAAGATGAAAACTCTTTTAGATTATTCATATTTACTGATATTATTTTTCATTTTATTAAGAAGTTCTATCTTTTTTTCAATTGAAAGTTTCTCAAAATTTATTTTTAACATTTCCATTGCCATTAATTCTCCTCCATCTATCTTTACTTTCAGATGATTTAAATGATAAATTTCATTTCTAGGAGATGTACATGTTTCAAAAATTCCATAAACTTCTGCTTTACGCCAAAAGAAAATATCTTCAGGTGCATAAGAAACAAAATAATAGGGATCATAGCCGCCAATTTTAAAGAATAGCGATCTAGTGATACATATAGACCCACCTGGAGCTCCAGGCGTACCTGCTTTGACATCAGGGCCTTCCGCTAAATTATTAATTTCAAAAAGCCCTTTTAGAACTTGATCTGTTTTATTATCATCTAGATATAGTACTCTTCTGTCTGAAAATGTTTGAATTGCTTCGCATTTTTTTCTTTCTATGTTTTTAAAGACGTTAATAAAAAAATCTGATTTAACAATGCAGTCTACGTCATGAAATAGAAGCCATTTAGTTTTAGGTGTAAAGAAAGCTGCAGTATTCATAGCTAGACACTTATTGAATTTTTCTTTAGATTCTATCCAAATATAATCAACATCTAATTTTAAACATATAGCTTGATGTTTAGGAGACTCCGAATGTTCACATACTGTAATATTTACTTCTCCAAAAAAAGAAGATTTTTCAAATTCATATACTGCATTTTTTACAGATTCTATTGTTTTTTGAATAAAATTAGATCGGCCTCTTACTGGTATGATAAAATTAATAAAAGCATTCTGTTTATTATTAAGAATAAAAGTTCCTGATGTTTTAATATGATCGTAATTTATTACATTTTTCTCAAAAATATTGTCTAGATTATCTGTATCAATTCTATCAATCATGTACTGGTTTGGTTTTTCATAAGATCTTCCTTCGAAGAAACCCCATCTTAACCAATGTGTTACTGCATGATTTTCAGTACTTAGTCCAGCTTCTATTAAATCATGATTTAATTTTAAATACCATTCCCAATTAAAATCTTCTGGTATTGATGCTTTTCTCACTGAATCTTCTTCTTTTTTGTTTTCTGAACTTTTCATTTTAGAACTGTTAATTTTAGGAAAGATGCGAAGTATATTTCTGATATCTTTCTATCTGAATATCATAATTTACATTTTTTTTCTCTATATCTGAATAGCTAGTGCTCTGAATAAAAAGCATTGGATACGATGCCAAACATTTCATAGTAGTTTGTACATTGTAACGAAGCCATACGTCAAATATTTCTATCAAACCATTTTCATAATCATTGATAAATTTATCAAAAAAAGAAGATCTATATATAATTGCATGAGTTGAAAATAAATCTTTTGCTTTTAGTGAATTTTTACAATAACGTTCTAAAGGATGATGTGAATTATATCCTAAATAATAAATGTCCCAATCTTCGTTTTTTATGTCTTTTATTACTAAATCTATTTGATTAACTCCATTTAAATATGGAATTGCATCATCTTCAAAAACTAGGATTTTTTCGTAGCCTGCCGCTTTTGCATTTTTTACTATTTCGAGATGCGATAGTGTACAACCAAGTGCGCTAGGTCCATTATCTGGAACTATTCCAGAAAATCTAATAATTTTTTTATCTATTTCATAATCTGATATTCCTATGGAAATTAGACCTTTTTTAAAGTCATTCATTCTATCAGGCCTTGAATCTAGATTAATTACATAGATAGCATCGAAGTTATTAAATAATTGATTCATTAAAAATCTAAATTTATTGTTGACATGTGACACACTAAATATTCAGGTGTATTCATTTTTCCATATTTATGGCCTAAGAGTTTTTTAATTGTAAGCCAGTCGTGGCCATATCCATTTTGCCATTTAACATTAGTTTTTGACAAATGACAGAATGAACTTGTTCCAATTTTACCATGTTGAGGTAAAACATTTCTTAATATTTTTTTCTCTCCATCATATAAAAAATCATCATAGTACATCCAATCCATTGATCTATCATAATATAAGCTTATTACTTCTAAATGATAAGGTCCTAATATATCATCAGAATCTAAATAACATATAAGATCTCCTGTCGATTTCTGTAAACCTTCTGAACGAACTACGCCACTGAAAAACGGCTGTTTTTCTATTTGGACAAGTTTTATTTTATTAGTAATCAGAAAAGATGTATATTCATCATTTACTATATCTACTGTTTTATTACAACCATCACTAATTACAATTAATTCAGATTCTTTGTAGCTCTGCATTAAAAAAGAATCTATAGCTCTTTTTAGTTTAAATTCTCTATTAGTTGCACACTTATTAAAATCTACAGTATATTCTCCTAAAAAAGATGGCATGACAACGCTTATTTTTATAGTTGCATCCATTTGTCAGGGATAATATTATGTTTTTGTGGACCATTTAGTCCGAACCATATTTTAGGTGCAACAATTTTCTTTTCAGTGTCAGCATTTAACCATGCAACCCACCACGAAAAAGTAGAATTTGCTATAATGTAAGAGCTACATAAAGACATAAGGATAAAATCCTCATAGTTTTTTGTATTTTTATCAGAAAATGCATATTCTTTGCCATTGAAATTATTTTTACACCAATCTAGGTCATCAGAAAAAATTAAAAACTTATTATATCCAAAGCTTTTCATATATTGAATTGCTTTTCGATAATACTCTATATCAAGACATGGATGTATATTTGGGTATTTTAGATAATCAGTTCTTCTAACATGTATTGCGCATGATTTTTCAAAAGTACCAATATTTCTAACAATTACATCTTCTTTTATTTTTTCATTAAATGAAAATATTTTTCTAATGTAATTTGAATTATTTAAAAAATACTTTTCACTTTGAAAATAACCTTCTATATTAATTTTTGTTTTTTGTGGTATTTTAGAATATACCATAGAAGATTCTTTAAAATTTTCAACATTAGCGTTAATAATACTAGCATTTATATTAAAAGGTCCTTTAAAAATATGGGTCATGTCAGTATTTTCAGTCCATATATTTTTCCATATCGGAAGAATGCATTCTATATTATGTTCCTCTGCATATGCAGCAGCAGCAGCTATTTGAAATAACTGATTGCCTAATTTACCAAAAAGTCCTAACTTCTTAAAAGTAATAAAAGATTTATTATTAATGTCCTTCAATGTCATGAAAACAAGTTATTTTTTTAATTAGTTTGCCTGTTAAATTTAATTTAACCATAATTTTATTTAATCTATCCCATAAATCAGCATCGGCCGGACTTGCAGTTCCTGTTTCTTTAAAAACATCTCTATATTTTTCTTGAAAGAAATGAAAATCCATACATGTAGATGAGTGTATCATTCCAAATGGAATTGGTAAAATATTAGTATTATTATAATCTGGTAGAATTTTTTTAAATACCGGAGAAGTTGAATATGAAACTAGAAATGGATATTCTTTTTCTTGTAAAGATTTTTCAAAATTAAACAAATGGTCAGGAGCCCAATAGTCATCATGATCTAAATGACAAAAATATTTAATGCCTTTAGATAAACCAATATCTATTGCATGATTCATTGCATTAAGACCGCCTGAAGCCCATAATAAATAGCCTGTATATTTTTCTCTTTCTACTGCAACTGGTAAATTTTCTAAATATAATTTATCAGAATCAATATATTTACTAATATTATAAAGCTCACTGTAATCTTCGTAATTATCACCTATTAATAAAACTAAATAATCTTGATGTGTTTGTCTTTTTATTGATCTAAGCGCTCTACTTAAATATGAAAAAGTTTTACCATCAGGTCTTTTATATGTAGCAATAATTATCCCAAACGTCATAATGAACAATAAAAATTATATGAATAATCATCAATGTGGCTTTTTAGCCATTCTGAATCGTATGTATCAGTATAAAAATTAGAAGATGTATCATGTCCACCTCCACCTGTTAAACCTATCCCATGTTTAATTCCAATTGTATATATTTTATCAGTAAAATCTACAGTATTTTTACTATGAGTATTCCATTTTCTCCAAATCCAAAGATCTAAAAATCTTTCACTATCTAGAGGCCATGTCCAAACTTTATTAATATTTTCTTTTATGTGTAGACTAGTACAAAACATTGAAGACCGCCCTGGATGATCAAACTTGGCACCTTTCATTATTTTTATATTAAAATAATAACTAGAAGATATACCAAATACATCAGGCTTATCACAATATTCCCACTGCTTTATTGACCATTCAATATATTTTTCATCATACCAATCATCGTCTTCCCAAAAAACTATATAGTTACATTTTTTTTTAATAGCCATGCTTAGACCACTACGGTATCGTTTCGTAAGATCTATTTGATTATTTTTTTCAGGTATGTAGTCTACAAATATAATTTCATCTGGAGGATATGTCTGTCTATGAATCATTTTTTTACAATGATTTAGAAACTCTGGTCTATCTCCTCTAGTAGGAATAACAACCGCTATTTTCATAAATCATTTTTCCATTTTTCATATCTGTCAGTAATTTCAATAAGCATTTTATGTCTAACAATATCTGCACGTTTAAATTCATGATGATATACACCGTCAACATCATGTATCATTTTAATGAATAAATCAAAAGCTGAATTTTGGTGTTTAATATCTATTTGATTTGTATCACCTGTCACTATAATCTTAGAGCCTTCTCCCATTCGTGTAAGATATAGTATTAATTGTGACTCTATTGTATTCTGTGCTTCGTCTAAAATCATCAAACAATTGTCAAAGCTGGCTCCCCTCATAAACGCAAGAGGCCTAAATTCAATTATTTTAAATTCAAAGAGATTTTTTACCAATTCTTCAGGTATAATTTTTTGCAAAGTTAATACATAACTTTCTAGATATGGTGCTGTTTTTTCATCAATATTACCTGGTAAATAACCTAATTTTTCACCTGATTCTTGTATAGGCTTAGTTAATAATATTTTTTTAATTTCACCTTTACTCAAAAGCCTCAATGCTGTATATAGTGTAGTAAAAGTTTTAGAAGTACCTGCAGGGCCTGTACAAAATGTTATATTATTTTGCAATATTGCATCTGATAGCATCTTCTGGCTTTCACTTAATTTTATCTCATTTAAATGAGATTGAAAATTATAAGTTATTTTCTTTTTGTTTGAAATTTTTGTCATTAATTTTTTTCTATTATTCTTTTTGTAAAACTTTCTGGAAATTTTTCTTTTTTCAAAATATCACAAAAACATGCGTCTAAAAAATAAGTAATAGCCCAATCCTCTTTATTTCTAATAGATCGACCTACGCCTTGCAAAATAGATACTGTAGTTTTCCAATCATACCATTCATTTGAAATTTTTAATTTTTCTTTTACCATAGGGTTAGTAAGGGATGGAAATGGAATTTTAAAAAAAATCTGGAAACGACTTAAATCATCATAGAGATCTAAACCTTCTAGTAATGAAGGTCCACATATAATGCCGTTGCTAGATTGATAAAATTTTTCGAGTGCTTCTTTTTTAGTTTTTGAATTTTCATAATTTATAATTCTTTTAGATTTAGATTTTTTTAATATTTCATTAGAAAAATAATAAGACCCTGTGTGAATTATTCCTTTATCATTGGCATGTTTTTTAAGTATTTTATCTAACATTTCAATTACATAAGGCATATTTTTATCTTTATCTCTAAAGTTAAGTTTATGAGACTTATTATAATAGATAGGAGATCGGGAATAATCGAAATCAGTTTTTAGTGAAATAACTTTTGCACTTTTTAAAGATGCTATTTTTGCATAACTATAATAATTTCCAAAAGTAGCAGACATCATTATTTTAAATGGAGCTTTTTCATGAAAGAACCAATCTAAAAGGTATGTTTCATCTAAACATTGAAAAACAGTAGTAAGGTCATTAGGTATTTTCACTAAATTATATATCCCTGCTAATTTAATAATTTCTACAAAATCTTCTATTTTACAATGTATATCCTCTATATGATTAATTAAAAATAGCGCTCTTTTAAATTTTTTAGGTATTTTAATATTCTTTTCAATGGAATAATTATTTTTTAAATTTTTTTTAAATTCTTTAGTATTTTTTATAATTTTTACAATAGCAAAATCAATATTTTGCAAAGTTAAAAAAAGTTCATTTTTTTCTATTGAATTAAATATCGTATAAATACAATCATCCAGGTCTTTTTCAATAAGACCTGGATTAGAGTAGTTTTCTTTTATAAGAAAACTTTGTAATTCCATACATAGCTGGGTAAGATCTTTATCTATTTGAGGCGCAAAATAATCTTGAACTATTTCATCAACTTTATGAGCTTCATCAAAGAAAATAAAATCTCTCTTTTTAAACTGAGAAGTTCCACCTTCTTCATTTAATTTTTTTTCAACATAATTTCTTTGAATTAACCAATAATTATAATTAAGTAGAGAAACTTTTGAATTTATAGCTTTATCTCTATTGTAATAATATGAACATGTTGAAAAACAGGGAAGATTTACAATTTGTTGCATTGAAAGGTTACGAATTCGACATTCACTTAAAGACATTTGTTCTCCGTTGATATTACAGTTGTAATTATCAAGACCTTTAATAGAACCCCAGCCTGTGTTTAGATTAATAATATCTTTTTCGTATTGCGACTGTAAACTTAAGTCGCTAGCTATTAAATAACCTTCTTTATCATAAGAACTTAAAACTAAAGAAGATATTATTGCAATCATACTCTTACCAGCTCCAGTAGGAGCATCTAGAATAATAGTAGATGCTGATTTGTTGAAGAAAGTTTCACATATTTCTAAAATAGCTTCTCTTTGCCCTATTCTAAATAAAAAATTGCTATTAAAATAAATATTAACTACTTGATCTATTCTGTCATTTATTGTCATTATCAGTTGTATATAACCAGACTTTTATTTCAGGTTCAGCTTTTTTAATTTCATTTATTGAAGTAAAATTTAACAAAAAAAAACAGTCTTGAGTACTAAAAGTATCATATACAACTAACATATCTGTTATTGCTTTAATTCCTCCTGTTTCATATAAATATTTAACATGCGATTTTTGTAAATAACATTTATTAAATCCCATTATTTTGGTTTATATAAAGTCATAGAATATATGTGGAATTTTTCTTCTGTCATTGTTACTCCACTTATCGTAATATTTGCTTTATAAATAAAAAACCCTTCATATTCATTTTCACTAGGAAATTTTGAATCATTACAAAAAAACTCAGAATCTGCATTATTACAATATTCATCTAATCCTTTTTTTATATCTTCAAATGAAGTTGTAACTAAAATAGGAATATGTTCTGCATTTTTTGCTAAAAAGATCGTCATAGTTTTTGTTTTAAGTGTAGTAAAAATTAAGACTTTTTAGCCTTCAACATTTCTTCTATCATTTTCATCATCAAGAGTACTAAGATATGTATGAACGTCTTTTAGAAGTTGATTGTCATCATGAATATTTTTTACAGCTTCTGATACACTACCGCCAACACTTGATAAAATTGTTAAATAATTCATAGCTGATGAATAACCTTTGCCTTTCATTTTCAGTAGATATTGATATAAACTAGTAATAGTTGCTGTTCTTAATTGAATATTACCTTCTTTATCAACATTCTTTTTTGCATCTTTAAAGTCATTCATCATTGAAACTAAAACTGCAGCATCTGATACAGTCCAGTCACAATTTTCATTTAAAACTTTAACTAGATTTCCAGCCATTGCATGAGATCCTACTTGTATAGGATATGTTCTTTCTTGACTTTTTTTCATTAACTCATCAGAAAGAGTACTCATTTTTTCTCTTTCTGATACTACTTCTGACAATGTCATTTCACTAATATCCTTCATGTCAGGATATATTTCTTTTAGTCTATCAATATATGAATTATCAACTATAGGTTCTGTAACTTGCAAATCTTGAGATTCCATTATTTTTGTTTTTTTGTTTTTTTGTTTTTTTGTTTTTTATTTTCAGATTGGGTTGTTTGCTTACTATTTTTCCATTCTAATTTTGAAATATATTGCCAAAATCCAGTATTTACTCTTAGTTCAGCAATAGAGTCTTCAACTCTATCAAGTGTACCTATTTCTAAGGCATTAGAAGATTTAATTGCTTTAATACATTTCATATTTGCTGTTTTTCTGATTCTGATTCTGATTCTGATTTTTTTTCATTTTCTAGTTGTTTTTCTGTTTCTACTAAACACTGAATAGCTTCTTTTAATAAAAGCATATCATCATCATTAGTTAATAATTCACCATCTAAATGGGATTGCGCGGATTGTACTAAAACTCCGAGCGCTTGTGCTAAATTAAGTGTCATCTAATTATTTTTTAATTTATAATTTTAGATGACACTTAAGAAAAGTTTCAAAAATTATGCAATTTTTATTTCTATTGGTTTTTCATGTGGTTTAAATGGAACAATAATTGAAAGAATTCCTTTTTCTAATTTTGCAGTAGACAATAAAATATCAGCATCGTCATGAAGATTAATTTTTTTAGAAAAATTCTTTTTCCAATATTCTTCTTTTTCAAAAGCTGCTGAAACTATAAGATTATTTTTTTCAATTGAAATTTTAATATCTTCTTTGTCATAGCCTGGAAGAATGCAGTTAATTTCATAACCATTTTTAGTTTTACTTATTTTAGCAATTTCATCATAGCTGTGTATTTCATCAAAAATACTATCAGATGAAGTAGTGTAAGTAAAATAAGTAAGAGGAATGTGTGTGTACATAATACTATTATTTTTTATTATTAGGAAAATTCCTATTAATTAATAATATACAAAAAATATGCCAATTTTAAAAAAAATGACAAAATGTCATTTTTTTGACATTTTGTCATTTAATAATTTTTATGAAAAGTATGTTAAATGTTAAGAGTAGCCACGTAATTCATTTTTTGTATATGGATATAATATCATATATTATATAATACAAGTATTCTTAGATTAACCTGCAGAGCCTCTTTTAAAATATCTATTACCTGTTCCTGGCATAGGACTTTTAGTAGGTACTATTATTCTAACAGAATCATTAAATATATCAACATTGTTTTCTTTAGTATTTAAAGCTGGTACATACTGGTGAGTATTTTTATCATACACTGTAAATGAATTATTTATGATTGATACTGAATTTTGATCTTCATTATTGTCTAAAAAATTATTAATATTAGATTCTTTATCATTTTGCTTTGCGTATTTAGGCTGTGGTCTACTTAAAAGTTGAAAAAGAGGAAATTCTTCATATTCTATTTTTTTTTTT